GCCCAGTCTTGAAGTGTTCTATTAAACGGCATATTTCCTATTTCATCAGGCTGACGGTAGTTACCCTCCATGTCTAATCCTATATTACGTTCGATGTATGTCTCGATTCCAGTTGCATGTGCTTGCTTAATGTCTTCACTTGATGACGGTATACCACCAATCTCTCTTTCCGTGAAAGATAGTTTGTGTACATGCTTATCGGGCCTGTTCATTGAGAACCCACGGTAGCCTCTATTCTTAAAATGATATAAAAGTCTAGCCTTGTTATTCTCGCAAAGGATAGGCATACCATAGAACACGCAAGCCATCAGCACCTCTTCAAAGAATATCTCTGCTGTCTGTGGACGAGCAATGTATTCTAAAAAGAAAGTATTGGATGGAGCTCCTGTCATATTAAACTTGGTCAATCCGTGAAGCGAACCGTTTGATCCACCAAAGGTCGCACCTGAGATGTCGTAGGGGTCACAACCAAACGCACCAATATGCTCATTGCCCGGATATCTATTCCCATTTTTAGTAATATAATTATTATTCATGCCTGGTCCCGGTATCCAAGATACTAAGAAACGACCATTCTTATCAGGTGTCCAAATTACTTTGGTGTCTTTTTCTCCGTTAGCCCAGTGAAAGTAGCCACGTGTTATAACGTGGTCCTGCACTAAACTATCATTGTAGTCTATCTGTTGGTAGATTTTAGTCAAGTTAAACAGAGATGACTTAGTCTCATCACGGAAAGCGTGCGACTCTGTTCTAGGGAACTGACGATAGAATTCATTCAGTGCGTCAGGGTTAGCTTTTAATGAAGCCACCTCATTGTTCCAGTACTCAATTACACCTTGTGTTATCCAAGTCCCCTCTGCAGAACGTATAGGTTTCTCAGGACGTTCTAATACTGCGTGACCGTACTCGTCAATATATCCCTCAAAGTTGTACTCCATTGGAATAAATAGCGAGTATAGACCCGAAATAGTCTGGCCATTCTGGTTTCTTTTCTTGACGTTCGAGTCATAGTAAATACGTTTATAGTTTTCTCCACCTTTATCGAGTGCATTAGATGTTGAACCCATCATACACTTACCGATAATCCGAGCACCTAGACGAAGACAAGTTTTTCTGACACGCCAACCGTTCTCAATGTTCATTGGACGTTCTAACTTAGCAGCCTCATCCTCAACTAAATATAATAATTTTTCCCCATCATAACTGTTGTCTGCTGTGTTACGCCAGTCAATAGTTGTATCCAATCCATCAATCTCTTCTTCGTTCTCCTCGTGCATATTCTTGCGTGTAATCTTAGACGCAGGAACACGGAATGCAAGCTCAGTCTTTGGAGTTGTCATACCATCACGCACAGGTTGGAAAAAGAATGGATAGTTATTTGCAATAGGAACTACCTTATCAGTAAACATCTTCTTAGCATCGGGACCCGTCTTAGATGTTAAACCTATACGAGCATCCTTAGCTAAGGTTGCAATGTTGACAGCTTCCGAGGAGGCCATAAAAGAGAAACCTGAACGACGGTTCTTAAGGTAGCACATACCAAAGCACCTACTGTCTGCCTTACAGGCTTCCCAAAATATAAAGAATATTCTGTTGGACTCTCGAAAGTCAGGATGACCTACGTCAGTCTTAGACCATTGCAGGTACATATAATGTGCACCTGTTATGTAGGTCTTCTCATATTTGTTGATGAACCAATAGCCTAGTTCACGCCTGTCAAACTCTTTCTCGATGTAGTCAACCCACTGAGACTTAAATGAGTTATCTCTTCTGTTCCAATCAAAGATGGTCTTAATTCTTGATAACTCTTTGGGTAGGTCGTTAGCTTGCCACTTATTGCCAGCATAGTCAACCTTCTCAGGTGCTAGTGGCAACGCAACTCTAAGCCCGCTAATGTTATAGACTTCTCCGATGGTGCCATCTTTAGATACGACTACAAAGTCATACTCAGGGTCCCATCCATACTCCCAGTCTTTCTTTGCATTTCTCTTTGCAAGAATCTTCTCAGGAACAGTAGACTCGTCAATATAGAATAAACTCATATATATTTATTCACAATATTATTTGATTGATAAAAATTATCACGAACTCTTATAGCATCTTCTATTTCACCATAAGACCCAAGTTGAATGTATTTATTTTCATGTCTAACTCTAACTTGAAAACTATTTGAGTGCAATATAATATTAGCTTGACCTGTTTTTGTTTTACGTTTTAAATCACGATGAACACAATTTTCTCTATGAGATACCCATTCTAGATTATCTAAATTATTATTTAATCTATTCCCATCTATATGGTTTACGCATTCCTTTTTATTTTCAAGAAATGCCTCAGCCATAGCTCTATGAATTGATATACTCTTTAAATGACCTTCTTTAAATAAGGTTACTGAATAATATCCAGACCTTATTCTTGATTTCTTTAATTTATTAAATCTAGTATTTTTAATTCTACCAAAGCTACTTACTTCGTAATAGCTTTCATACCCAACAATCGGTCTCCAAATTTCGTTTTCCATTTTATTTCCCTTTTGCTCTTTGTTCTGCAAATCCCCTATTAGTTGGAGCTGTATTACTTACGACTCCCTCAATAATATTACTCTCTTCTTCAATACGTTTAAGTATCTCAAAAGCGTCAAGTATGGCAAGTTTTTTGGCTTGTGCAGCCGCTTTCAACTTATCAGCACCCAAGTCATCATCCATGTGAGTAATAATCTTCTCCTCAGCAACCTTAATCAACTCCTCGACAGCTTTATATCCAGAGTCAATGATGCGTTTCTTTAACTCAGTTATTTTGTTCATCTAATTTAATTGTTAGATTCTTAGTATACATACGGTACACTTTCTCACCATCAATATAGAATGGATACTCGCTCTCAGGCTCAAACGTGACCGTGTCACCCTCTTTTAATCCTAGTGCTAGTACTTCTTCGTTTGGATACTTTATCATGCCTACAAGAGGCTTCTCTGCGTCCGCAGTAAGTATGCCTGTGCTATAGTTCTCTACCGGAGATATGAACACGTAGCGACCAATGCCAATCCAATCGGCACCAGACTTCTTGTATGCATACGGGTCATCAATAAAGTACAAGTCCTCTCGGAAGTAATTCCAAGCAGACTTCTCTCTACCACGCATATCGTAATACAACCTAAAAGTATTGTGATGCACAATGACCGTATCACCTGGTTCAACAGGACCCTCGTATCCAATAGGCGTAGAGATAACAACAGCCTCACGCATAGTGGCAAGGTGGTCTTCTTTCGATGTAGAAATAATGAGCTCTCCCCTCGTGTTGTCATATCTCTTGCCATCACGGGGTTGCACTATAAAGTAAAATGGGGACTTCATATTAGAAATCTATATTATATTCAATTAAGAATGGCATGTTGCCATTAATCTTTTTCCATAAGACCACCTCATCATTAGCCTCAATGAAGATTTCAATATCTCCTGCTTCGGTCTGACGAATCAAATGAATCTTATAGTTTCCTTGGAGTACAGATTGATTATGCATATAATTCATTGCATTCTTATAATCTGCACCAACTGATATTTTACGAATTACCATCTTTGTTCTTGATTTCTCCAGTCGCAAAGTCAATCGTGATATCTCCGTACTTAGCGTGTAGTTCTTGCTGAATGGCAACGTGTGTTGTACCAGCTGTATCTAATTGAGCTAAAACAGATTGTTTCTCTACTTTGGAATTGTGAATTGGAATCTCAGCATCTGCTAAAGCATTGCGAAGATTTCTGATTTCTGTATGAGCGGCTCTGAAACGATCCAACTCGTCTTGTGTTAATTTATCCATTGTATTATATTTTTTTGTAAAAGTACTAATTATATTTTAATTTTAGCATATGAAGCTACTATACTTAATTCCACATTGCTCAACTGGAGGGATGCCAGCATTTGTTTTAAAAAGCATCTTATTAAATAATTCAGAGATTGAGGTAGTAGAATATCAATGCCATAGCTTAGACTATGTAGTTCAACGAAATGCAATTAAGGAAATCGTTCCCTTCCATACCTTACACGAGGACAAGATGGAGTTGTTCAACATCATTGCAAAATTCAATCCTGACATTGTTCACATTCACGAGCCAGCTGAACGATTTAATCGTGATATGATTTCTGAGTTGTATCGGGAAGACCGAAACTACCGAATCGTGGAGACGTGCCACGACGTATCGTTTAACCACGACAAAGAAAAGATATTTCATCCTGATGCGTATTACTTCTGCACGCCATATCACTTAGAGACATTCGCTTCATCGCCATCTTACAAAGAGGTTATTGAGTTTCCAATAGATGATAAAAGAAGTCGTGATTATTATGATAACCCTTTTGATACAAAAAGAAAAAATGTTGTTAATGTAGGTCTTTGGACTCCTGGTAAGAATCAAGCTGAGGGGATTGAGATAGCTAGAAAGTATCCTGATATGGACTTTCATTTTGTCGGAAACCAAGCTATAAATTTCAAGCATTACTGGGAGCCATTAATGAAGGATTTGCCATCTAATGTTCACGTGTGGTTGGAGAGAAATGATGCACATAGGTTCATTAAGATGGCAGATATCTTTATGTTCAATTCTACGTGGGAGTGTAATCCATTAGTATTACGTGAAGCCATATCTTTTGGTAAGCCAATTATAGCTCACAACCTGCCACAGTATGGATCAATGTTTGATAAGTATATTCAACCCATAGATACTGATCTGAATACTATTAAATGTAATTATACTATACCTACAGATAATACTTCGCAAATATTTTGGGAGAAGCAAATCGCATTCTACAACAAAGTAATGACGCTAGACAAACAAGAACAAGATGTTAAAATCATCCAACACTTTGTTGGTCAGCCATACCTAGAGATTAAGTCAGGACTGAAAGCAGACTTTAAGGTGCAATACTTTGATGGCGATAAGTTAGTCTACGAGAACACTATCGGATCAAACTGTTGGGTCAAACTAAACAGACAATACTATACTAAGTGGCATAGTAAAGTCTATATGGATGGTAAACTAATTCACGATAACGTACTTGACCTAGAAGGTAAGCGTGTGTACATAGCTCTATCTAGTAAGTCATTAGGCGACACAATTGCTTGGGCACCATATGCTGTAGAGTTTCAAAAGAAACACAGATGCGAGGTGATTATGTCAACTTTTTTGAACAAAATACTTGACATTCCTGAGATAGAGTTAGTGGAGCCGGGAACGGTTGTGCCTAATATCTACGCTCAATATAACATTGGTTGGTTCTACGACACAAATAAGGAACCAGTATTGCCAAATACTATTAAGCTACAAGAGGCAGCAACTAATATTCTTGGACTTGACTTTCAGGAGATTATGCCTAAGTTAAAGTATGATGCTGGTAACAATTTATATGGCAAATATGTTACGATAGCTACTAACTCTACATCAGGCTGCAAGTTTTGGACAAAGGAGGGATGGCAAGGAGTGATAAATTACTTACACGAGAAAGGCTATAAAGTAATTAACGTATCGCTTGAAGAGAATCCGTTCGATAACTGTGAGCAGATTATTAATCACAACATATATGAGTCTACCGTTCCTGATAAGATTCTTGCAAAAAGAAATGCAAAGAAAGATTGGGAGTATGGTTGGGACCCTGAGTACGACTTTGTGGTCGTGTCCAAAGATGGCACGATCGGAGAGGTCTATAATATCAGTGGGCTAAGAGTTGCCCTGCCATTAGCTCCAGACAATGTTGACTACGATGGCAACAAGTGGAAAGCAACAGAGCTGCCTAAAGAACTATCTCGCATCAAGACCATCTGTGATTGGTACTTGCTTTACTTCTCCCCAATAAAAACAATCGTCAAATGTTGGGGATTCTGTGTAACTATATACAATGTTAGCGGGGTCAACATACTCCACACAAACTCCAGTTCCTGGAACGAATGAGTGTTTTACAACACCGATTCCAAT